TCACTGGACCATGGCGGAAGCGTTGTTCCAGTCGTTCACGTACTGTTGGGAGACCTCGGGGGTCCAGCTGAAATCGATGCCGGCGTTGGGGAATTCCTTGGCCAGTACGGCACCGAACGATACGCGGTCGGCACAGTGTTCCTGCTTGCAGGCCGCAGGCTCGCCGGCGCTGTAGGCGCGGTAGGTGGGCACCGCGCGGCCGTCGTCCAGCGGGTAGTACGGCGTGGCGTTGGCCACTTGGGTTACGTACCAGCCCTCGCCGTATTCCTCGTCCGCGACCAGGCGGCCTTTGCTCGGGAAATCGATGTTGTAGAAGTCGCCCTGCTTGCCGGTTACATGCACCATCATCGTCGCCACAGTGGCCGAGGTCGCCGGGTTCTGCTGCTCCAGTGGCGACGCGAAGCGCACCTTGATGCCGGCCATCTGCGCCAGTGCCTCGGTTTCACGCCCCTTGAACTCGCTCATGCCGTCCTGCAGCTGCTGGTAGCGCTCCAGCACACGGGTGTGCACGCGCGCCAGTTCCTGCTGGCGCTGGCGCAGCTCGCGCTGGCGTTGCTGCTCACGCTGTACCGCCCAGTTGGCACCGTCGCGCACATCGAAGAACAGGCCTTGGCGGTTGATGCCGATGCGGTTGCGGGTGATCTTCTGCGCGTCATTGCCCCAAAGGCTGTTGGTGATGGCCGAGATGTCCTTGACGATCAACAGGGTGGCCACATCGGTGGTGGACGGCGAGGCGGTCTTGACCAGGTCGAAGATCTCCAGCGCGGCCTCCTTGTACTTGGCCGGGTCCAGGGCAAATGATTCGTCCGGGGTGACCGCCACGTAGTACGGGTCGCTGCCGAACGGGCGCAATACGCCATAGCTGGAACGACTGAAGGTCAGGTACACCTTCATCTGCCGGCCGGGGATCTCACCCACCAGGAATGCGGCCTGGTCTGCGTCGGCAGTCAGGTAGGAAACCGCCTTGTCCTTCACTGCGGCCTCCAGGCGCTTGGTGAAGATCAGGCCACTGGGGTGGGCATAGACCTTGTCCCAGTTATCGCCGCGATAGGTACCCACCGCTTTCCAGCTGATTCTGTCGAAGCTGCCTTGGCCAAAGCCGGAGGCCGGGCACGGCATGGCCGGGGTGGTACCGAACGACAGGGTGTCGCCTGCGCCGATGATCGACTTGCTCAGCACCCATTTGCAGCCGGCGCCGTCGGTTACCTGCATCAGGTTGGGGTTTGCCAGGACCACCGGGCGGCCAAAGTCCGAGCTGGGGGCTGCGGCCACTGCTGGGGCTGGGGCCGCCGCGGGTGGTGCAGCAGGGGCTTGGGCGGGCGCAGCAGGCGCTGGTTCTGCCGCTACGGCGGGCGCCGGTGCCGGTTGTGCCAGCGCGGGGGCGGGTTCGGCGGCTGCCGGGGCCGCTGCCGTGGCAGGTGCCGGGGTCGGGGCAGGTGCCTGCTCCGCTGCCGGTTCCGGTACCGGTTCCGGTGCAGCAGGCGCCGGGGCGGCAACGGCAGGTGCAGCAGCCAGTGTCACCAGCCCCAGGTTGCTGGCATTGCCCGAGCCGCTGGCGTAAAGCTTGCCGTTGCCATCGACTGCCTTCCAACTCACCTTGGCGGTCGAGCAGTCCTTGGCAAACACGAACGGCAGCTTGCTCAGCAGGCCCGTCAGCAGTTCCTGGTTATCCCAGGCTGGGCGGCTGATGGTCAGGTCGACCTGGGGTTTGCACCAGGTGCTGGCATCGCCAGGCACTTCGACCTTGATGTTGTCTTTCTTGGAATAGGCCAGCTCATGGGCGAACGCTTGCGGTACCAGACCACAAACGCCGACCACAGCCAGCGCGAGCGCGTGCTTTTTCATGGAGTCCTCAGATCAGTTCCCAGGTGCCGTTGGCTTGTTTGCAGAAGGTGTTCTGCTCTTGTTCGGTCTTGCCGTTTTGCGCCTTCAGGCTGACGGTGACCGGGCGGCAGGCCGCTTCGGCGGCAACGGTCTGGGTGGGCAGCGACTGCAGCGAGTCCAGGTCGAAGGCTTGGGTTTCCTTGCTGGCGGCAACGTCCAGCTCGTCCAGGTTTACCGCCGGGGTCACGCGCTTGGCCACGGCCTGCGCCTTGGGCTCCACGTAGTCCTTGTGCACGTAGCCCACGGTCACCCCCTTGCGCCCGACCAGGATCCAGTCGCCGGTGGCGCCCACTGCGGTGAACTCGGTGTGGTTCTTCAGGCTGCCGACCTTCTCGCCAGAGGCGTTCGGCGCGGCGCGTACGTTCAGGTTGTCGCTGGTGGTCACATACGGTTCGTTGATCAGCTTCATCGACGGCACGGCCTGGATCTTGGGCGCGCGCTTGACCTCGACCTGCTTGGTCTTGGTGTATTCCTTGCCTGGCACGATCTGCGCGCTGGCACCAGAGTGGTCGGACTTCCAGGTCACGGGCTGGGCGCTGGCCGTTGCCTGTTGCTGGCTCAGTACTTCCTGGGTGCGCAGCGCCAGGGCCTGCTGGTCCTTCTCATCGAGCATGTTGCCGATGCGGTTGCCGACGTAGGCGCCAATCCCACCCGCGATCAGCGCGGCGGCAATCTTGCCGTTGCCACTGCCCAAGGTCGAACCGATGGCAACGCCAGCCAGGCCACCGATCACCGTGCCCGCTTGCTCTTTGCTGATCCCGAGCTGTGCACAGGCCGTGGTAGAAGCGATGGCGACCGCCAGTAGGGACGCGACGAATTTCTTACGCAAGTGGAGCACTCCATTGTCGATGGGGCGCACAGCCGCGTACCGCAGCCAATGGCAGGCGGCGGCAGGCGAAGGTGTGCGTTGATTTGAGAGGGGGCGCGGCACTGGTCGCGAGCGGCAATTCAGCCGCCCGGCGCTGGGCAAAAAGGAAGACCAGTACGGCGCGAAGCATCCAACGAATCCATGTCAGAAAAAGTCATCGCCCAGCGCGCGTAATCATTACGGCGTTTGGCCTGGGCGTGAGTGGTGTAGTAGAGGGCCGCATTGTAGCCCAAGGTGCTATTGGCAGTTCAAGACAAAATGTTGCGGTCCTCAGCGTCGGCAGGACCGGCCCCTTCGCGGGCACGCCCGCTCCCACAGGTTTTCAGGTGCAGCACCGTCCCCTTTGGCAGCGGGCGTGCCCGCGAAGGGGCCAGCCCGGCAAACACGATTCCAGGGCAATAAAAACACTGCCCACCGACAACATCACAGAACCATTTTGCCTATGGCTGCCCTGATCCAAACCACCAAAACGACGAAGCCCCCGAAAACTTCAACGTTTTCGGGGGCTTCGGCTACTACGTGTATGGCGGAGAGATAGGGATTTGAACCCTAGGTACTGTTGCCAGTACAACGGATTTCGAATCCGTTTTTGGCCTCATATTCTTTTGAGGTATTTTCATAAAATCTAAATAAATCAGAAACTTCGACGCAAGGTGACGCAACAGCATTCCACAACATTCGGGGGATCGATTCCCCCAAGATTCCCCCACAGCTTCTGATAGCATTTGGCCTCTCCAAACCAGCGTCGTAGCTCTACTCACCGCTACCCCAGCGTTTACTGATTTACCCCATGGATGAACAGATGACTACAGATAATCCAGCCGCTCGCGCATTTCGCGTACTGAAAGCAATCGAAGCGATGCCTAACACAACTGAGACGAAGAAGGCATGGCGTGAAGCATTGGGAATCAAGGGGAATGATGAAGGCCCCCTGCTGATTGGGCTTGGTCAATTCATCGCGGTCACAACCGAAGCCGTTGAGCTTATGAATGATCGATACCCTCCCCTGAAATCCCAGACCACCACGTGGCACCGGACGTTCACGAAGGCCATGCAAGAGCAGGTGTTAACTAGCCACATCTCGACTTTCACATCGAGATATAGCAGCGCCTCGAACGATTTCCTACAGGTCATGAATCAAATGCTCGCTATAGATTCGCCTCCTGAAATTGACGGCCTGGTTATTCTCGATTTCCAGCAGGCTATCTCCAACTTGATCAAAGAAGTTATAAGCAGCGACGTTGAAATCAAAGTTAAAGAATACCTTGTCAAGTCACTTAGAAAAGTGGAATCAGCACTTGACAATTACCGCTTCACTGGAGTCGTACCGGTACTGGAGTCAATTGAGATCGTAGCTGGCCATATGTTTACTGACTCGAACTTCAAAAAATCGTTGGACGCGGATCTCGGATACAAGGTCTTTTCGACCTTGGGTGCAGTAGCCGATGGCGTGTCAATAGCTACCGGAGCACCGCCTTCTCTGTGGGCTCAGTTGGGAGAAGGCTTGAAAGGTCTCTTACCGCAATCAGTCTGATATCAGTGAAGACGGGGCAGGTCTTTGCCCAGGGCCGTGGCCACCACGCGCAGTTGATAGTCGGATACCGCCTGGAACAAAGATTCCGCCAGCAGCCGCAGCCGCTCGACCTCCTCGGCCGGCGCGCCGCAATCCTTGGCCTGGTGATACTCGCGCATTGCGTCGATGGCCTGCTGAATCAGCGGCTCGCCGGCCTCGACCATGCCGATGAAGGTGCGCTTGTCCACTGCCCTGCTCCGATCACTTGATCAGCGCATTATAGGATGCTTCGCATGCGAGCCCCGCTATTCGGGCTTGGTCATAAGCTTTCGCCAGCTCTCCCGCTCGAGCATCAGCCCGTGTGAGCAGGTCGGAGAGCACCATGGCGGCGCGGGTGGCTGTCTGGCCTCGGGCGACAGCGGCGGTATCCGTGCTGGGGCAACTGACGGTGGCAGCGAGCTTGGCGGCGTCACTGCGCAGCCGCTGGCCAGCAGCATCGGCACCAACAGCGCCAGCACCGGCGATCGTCCGTTCTTCTTGTGCATGGGCTCTCGCCTCCTCCTGCGCCTCGGCGCGTCGCTGTTCTTCCTGCCTGGCCTGGGCTACGGCGCGGCGGTCGCGCTCGGAAACCTCCAGGCGGTAATCGGCCAAGGTCTTTTCGGTCTTGGCGGTTTCCGCACGTGCATTAGACGCAGCCCCATCGGCCACCACCACCCGGTACTGCTGGCCACCGGCAACCAGCATCAGGGCGATCAGCCACCAGCACCAGGCCGGTATCGTGCCGAGCCAGTTCAAGACGCCTCCAGGAACAGATCCCGCTCAGCGGCCCGCCGGCGTACCAGTCCGGCCAGCACCTGCCCGCCTGCCTTGTTCCAGCGCGGGAACTGCTCGGCAGCGGCTGCATAGTTGCCATCATTGAGCAGCCGGCGGAGCGTGGACGATTCGAGGTTGGCCGCGCCCAAGTTGTAGGTGAAGCTCACCAGGGCATCCCACTGGTTTTGGTTCAGCGGCGCCGTGACCAGGCGCCGCACTTCCGGCTCGAAACGCTGCACGTCGTTCAGCAGCATGCGGTCGGCCTGCTCTTTGCTGATCTTCATGCCGGACTTCACGCCACGGGTGGTGCCATAGCCGATGGTCCAGACGCCGACCGAATCCTGATAGGCCTGCAGGCGCAGGCCCTCGAACGACTTGATGAGGCTCAAGCCGCGTTGCGATGTACGCATTGGTTTTCTCCAGGCGAAAAAAAGCCCGCGCTCGGCGGGCCGGTATTAGGTGGTTTCGAATCAGGCCGGACGGGCGCGGATAACGAGGTAGTCGGCAAGGGCAGTTTGCAGCGCGGTGTCGGCGGCGGTGTTGATGTCGAACAGGGCAACGAAATCCAGCAGGCCCAGGAATGGGAACCTGGTCAGGTCAGACAGCTTGAAGGTGACCGTGCCAGTTGCTGTGCCAGGGGAAGTTTTATTGGTGCTCCCAGTCCCGGGGATGGTCAGGTAGTTGACCTTTGCTGAAGCATCGTGCCGTGCAATCACTGGCTGAAACACGCTCTCAGACGCGACGTTCTGGTAAACAGTGTCCGTCGCCTCGAAGAACGCAGCAGCAGACGCAGCGTTATTTTTGCGGCTGAAGATACCGGCAGTCTTGGTCATGTCCGCTTCTAGAATGTCGCCGCAGACATTCATTATCGAGCCATAGGTATCTGGCTTGAAGACCGCAACCATGGTGTACGCCTTGCCCAGGTCCAGGACGTAGCCATTCAGCCGGTATTCGGTGGCTGCGGTGAAACGCGCAGCCTTGCCGCCATTGAGCGTGTTGTCGACCAGGCGCGCCGGCGTGCCGCCTGCGGCAACCAGTGGCAGGCCGCCCGTCTTCCAGTTGGCAAAGGACTGGATGGCGCCATCGGCGTCGTACAAGATGGCATCGGCGCCATCGAGACGCCAGGCGCCAACGCAGTTCGGGTGGTTGGCAATCAACGCCTGGAAGTCACGGATGCGCGGGAGGTTGGGGTTACCAAAGCTCACGCCCTCAAGTTTTACAGATTTCCCATACAACATGTGATCACCTCAAAGGAAGCAGCTGGCCAGGGCCTCGCCCTGCTTTCGGTACTCGTAGGGGCCTGGGTGGTTGGCAAAGTTGGCGCGAACGAGCGAATAGTCGGACAGACCGAGGTACCCACGGTTTTTGCCCATGTAGAACAGTTCGTTTGGCATGAAAGCCACGTCGAGACGGTCGGCGCATTCACGTAGCCGGCGTTGCACCAGGTGCCAGCTTTCATCGGTGAACGATGCGCTGTATGGGCCAACCTGGTGTGGGCCCACCACGATCACGTCAGCGCCAGCGGCCTTGATGGCCAGCACGATCTGCTCGATGTCGTTGACGTAGGTCAAATCCGTACGGTCGTTCATACCGAACGCCAGGATTACGAGGTCGGGGGTTCGAAAGCCCGATGGGTTGAGCATGGCCGCAAGCCGCGTAGGGTTGCGCCCGCCCTGCCCTGCGGTTCCAGCCGTGGTGGTGGCGATACCCTGGTTGAGGTAGATCACCTCCTTGGCGCCAGGAATTTTGTCAGCCGCAAACGTGTAGCCGTAGCCCGAGACGATCTTGTCAATCACCGACCAGTTCGGAGAGGTCTTGTACCGCTCCTGGCTGTTCACCGTGACCTTGCCGACGCTGGCCAAGTACGTATCGCGGAAGTCGGATTCAAAGGACGACATTAGGTAGTCGCCCTGAAACGCTAGCGTGTCCACACCCGGACGGTTCGGGAGATACGCCGCATCCGTGCCCCGCGTGCCGCCCAGGGCGGTGTTGCTGTCCCCGTAGCCAGTGACGATGACACCATCCCCACGGACGAGCTTGCAGAGGAATCGACGTAGCCGGTAGCGGTTGGACTCGATCAGCCTGGCCATCTCGCCCGACGTTGCCCGGTTGCGAACCCCACGCCAGCCGCTGATATCGACCAGGTCCTTGATCACGCCGCCAACTACATAGGCCATATACAGCCCGATGTCGCCCTGCTGCAGCTTGGGCCGGTAGGCGTCTTCCTGGGCTGTGATGCGCCGCTCGGTGCCCTGCCGCACTACCACGTTCCTGGTGATGTCGTTGTAGGCGATCAGATCGTAGCGCTCTTTGTGCCCGATGAAGTTGACGGTCACCGTGAGAGCCGCCCCCGAGGTCATGCGCACGAGCTTGCCGTTCTCGGTCCAGGCGTAATCCACGCCAGGCACCAGGGTCTGCCCGTCGGCCTGGTTGATCACTGAAACGATGTTGACGCTGGAGTAACCGAGCCACTGGGCCGCATCCACCTTCAGGAACTCGGTGATGGGCATCGATACCGGCGTGATGTAGGTCAGAGGGTAGTCAGTGACCTTTTCAGTGACATCGGTAGCCGCCGCAAGTGTGACAGCGTTCAATGCAAAGTTCTGGTCACCAGTTCGAATCAAGCTGGCCCCCAAGTTCACGGTGAGCCCGCTGATGGAGGCACCGCGCACAATATAGGAGGAGATAGCCGATACCGAACCTGGCTGCATCAGGCCGATAAACTCGCCATAGGCGTTGACCCCATAGCCGATGTAGCCGTCCTTGTCGATGAGGCCGTCCACGATGGTGGTGGTGTCTTCAATCGGTGTTTGGAGCGGTGTGAAATTCTCCAGGTCTTGGAGCTTCTCAGAGATCCCGCCAGCATAAACTGTGCCGTTTTTCCGAATACCAAAAGCCACTTGACCATATTCGTCACGAATCGAATCAACGAAGTTTTCATCGGCAACCTGGTCAGTTTGTACGGCGCGAGCCTCAAGCACTGCTGTTCTTCCGTTGATGCTGTTGACTTCGGACTGGCGTGCCGGCTGACTTACAAAGCGAACCCACTTCTTGGTCGTGTTGTTCCAGCCATACCAGCCATCGAGGTTGATGTCTGGATCTCCATCGACAACAGCAACCACAGCATCCCGCGTCTGTGGATCAGCATTCATTGCCGCGTACGATGCGTAACGCTTGTTGTTGAGGTCGCTACCAAGATTGGCTGCAGTCTGCTCCATCTCCAGAATCGCTGAGTCTGCGGCCGTGTTTACCGCCGCTTTTGCCGCTGCAACCGTTGGGTCAATCTGCGCTTTGGCGTTGATCACAAGGTTGTGAAAGGCCTGCGGCGCCCACCTTGGCTGATCGAATCGGTCATAAACGATCTCGTCGCTACCAGTCATGTACTTGTCGAAAATCGACGCATTATCGAACAAGTCCCGCGGATCGCTTGAGCCGAGTGGGTTGTTGGTGTTGTAAGCCATGTTTTCTCCGGGCACAAAAAAGCCCGCGCTGGGCGGGCATGCTCGTCAAGGTCCGGTCAGGCCGGCGGGAATAGGTCGTCGTAGGTGTAAACGCGGGCGTCGTAGGGCATGCCCTTCATCGCCGTGTTGCCGTTGGCTGGGTCGGAACTGGTGATCAGTACCGGGTACGCCCACCGCGAAGCCGGGCCGAACAGGATGTGCGGTGGCTCAAGCGGGCCGTCGACCTCTGGCGTGAAGTCCAGCGCAGCTACCGAGGCGGTGTAGTCGTCAATGCGCACCGCATCCCAGGGACCAGATAGCGTGCCGTCCAGGCGGCGCAAACCAATCAGGTTTTGCTCGGTATATGACCATTCCAGAGGTTCTGAGCTTCGCAGCAGTGTCCCCGATTCGGTCACCGTAAACGCCAGAAGAATCGCACTTTGGCAACGCTTGGGGGCGTCATCAGCAACGGCCGCGAAGCTCAGATAGCCGCTGTTGCTGCCGTCCATCTCGGTTTCCCAGGTGTAAATGTCGGTCCGGTACTTCTGGTGGCCGCGCCTACGCATGCCGATGCGCCAGGCCCGGGTCTCATCGCTGATTCCTGGCATCTTGATCGTCTCGACCTTGGTACCCTGGTCACCCGGCCACCGGCATGGCCTTGTTTCCCAAGCCCACGTCTCACGGGAGAAGTACTCCACGTCCACGCCATCGAAGTCGTTGATCGACGGCATGGCGCCGCTGATCTTCAACATCTTGGTCATGTTCTGCGGCGAGTAGGTCTGCGTTTTCGGGCCATAGGTCACGTCGAACGCGGCACGGGCGCTGTCACGAACCGGGCGCAGCAGGCCGCGGAAGGTCACAAGCTCCGCAAAGCCACATGCCAGAGCGTTGTTCACCATGTCCTTAACGGTGATTGTTGAGTCCAGAGTTTCGTCGTAGGTATCACCCCTAGCCACGCATAGATTATGGAATGCATGCCACTCCGGAAGATCGAGGTCTTCATTGGTGTAGCCTCGCTGCTTCAGCTGATGGATGCACCATGGGGCGATATCCCGCGTCGGACCCTTGCTTGCGTCCATCAGGGGGATAATGCAGGTGGCCTCCACATTTACCTGGCTTTCAGACTGTGCAGATAACCTATCCCCTCCCCTGATATTGCAAGTCATCACAGTCAGGCCGGGATAGCTTGTGGGAGAGTTCAGCATTCGCCCACGCAGGTCTGTCCAAGTTGCGTCATCCCGGGCCTCATCGTTGATTCTGCCAGGACGATCTTTGTACAGCTTGCGCACCCGAGCCTCGGGCCTCATGGCGTAGGGTAGAAAAATCCGCTCGGTGAAGCCTTGGGCATCGAGTGAGCCACCAAATTTCTCAAGCTCTATGACCGTCCAGGCCCCTGCAACATCCATGTCACGGTACTCGAACACATAGTAGGTCGGGATCTCGTAAATCTGCCCTTCCCGGCCGATACCAGCAAGGCCATTGGCGTAGGTGACCGTCCATTCAAGCTCGGTCACCTTCTCGTTTTCCGGGCAGCAGGCGAACGGGCCGCGGTACCCACCCTGCAGGTTCGAGGCGTCCAACGTGATCAAGCCATTGACCGTCTGCATGTTGTTGAAGCCAGGCCAGCCCGCATCGGTCGAACCAGACGAGGTCAGCCTGTCCACCTCGATGAGGCTGCTGCTGAATGCGGTGATCCTGTACCGCAGGCCGCGCGTGCCGATAGTGGCCAGGCCTTGGCCAAGTGCAAGGCCCACCACCGGCGCGCCGCCGTCGTAGTCCAGCGTCATTTCAGCTGGCTGCTCGGGTATTGCGCTGGTCGTTGCCGTCCCTGTCGCTCCTACTGGGGACGATCCCAGGATGGTCGATGCGCCGGTGGCGGTGATGGCCTGGCCGGCAAATGGCGTCACCTCAACGAAGCGCACGCGCCCGCTGCTTTGCTGCGCCTGGAACGGCTTGCCGCTGAGCTGGGTGTTCAGTGCAGATACCAACCCAGAGAGGTCGGTCGTTGCCGTGTTGAGCGTGATCGGGTACGTGGATCCGCCACGCACCAAGTTGAATGTCAGCGGCGTGACGTTGAAGTCGTAGCGGCTTGGCGCAGCCGAACCGGTAAGCGTGGACGCAGTACCCGGGTTGGCAGGCACGCCAGGGCTGTATGGTGTGTAGCTGTTCACCACGTAGAGGCCAGCGTTCGCACCAGCAACCTCGATCAGCATGCCAACCGTAGGGTTCAGCATTTCCAGCGGGCCGCGGATGATGTCGCGCCCGGCGCCGCCGTCGATCACCGTGTAGGTGTAAGGGGACAGCACCCGAATGATGATGCCGTTCGACCAGTCGGCCGGGAACTGGCCCGAACCAGCTGGAACGCTGATGGTGTCACCAACGAACTGGTAGGCCGAAGCTGTGGCCGAACGGGTGAGTTCGGTTGCCATCGTCAGCTCCAGGCCGGCCGAACCGCTCGAGCTAGCTCCCACTTCCGGCACGTTGAACCAGTTGATGTGGGCCGGATCTGCCGAAAGGTCAGCGCCTGGCGGGTAGATTGTGAACGAAGCATCTGCGCCGAGGGAGATCAGCGGAGTTTCGCCAACCTTCACCTTGGTCGATGGAACTTCGTATTCACCCTCACCGATGTAGAGCAGCATTTCGACGCGCTGGTCACGGGGAGCCAGGTGGTAGCGGCGTGGCTGGGTCAGGTACGACGGGTAAACCCGCTGGTGGCCGGCGATCTGCCGCACCGGGTCGCCCAGTTTGACCTTGTTGCCCTTGGCGCTGGCCTCGGTCAGGGGGTCGCCCTGCTGGGTGCCGGCGCTGGATGGCATGCCTGGCATCTTGGGCATGATCGACTTCAGCACCGCCTTGGCGCCTTTGAACAGGGCGAAGGTGATGGAGAATGGATCGGTACCCTTCGGCTCGCGGTAGATCTGCAGCAGGTCAGAGGGCTTGAACTTGACCTTGTGCCACAGGTGCTGCTCGATCACCTCGTCGTTCAGCACAACGCTGATTGGCGGGCTTTCCCGGCGCTCGTAGGATGGGGCCAGTGACTTCAGCCACTCTTCGATTGACATGCGGCGGTCAGTCTTCCAGGTGCCCAGCGGGGCCGTGTTGCTCAGCTTGTTCGGGTAAAATTCGATCATCGGTAATACACCACCCTTGGGTGAGCGGCTTCGAACTCGCCGGTCGTCCGGAGGCAGGCGCCGCCGGGGTTTGTGTCCAGCACCTTCAGCCGGCCCTCGCTTTCCACCACCACGCCTACGTGCAGACACAGCGAGCCGCGGAACACGGCGGCGATCGCGCCAGGCTCCGGCTGGCACTCCTCCATGCCCTGTCGCAGGTCGTGATAGGCCTCGGTATTGGCCCTGGGCTTGTTCTTGCCCACGGCGCCCAGGCTGGGCAATAGCGGCAGGCCGAATACTTGGTGGCGCACAGCGATGCACAGCCCCCAGCAATCGAAGGCAATAGGCCCCCGTGCACCCTCGCGATACGGGGCGCGCATGAATTTTTCGATCATGGTTAGAGGTACTTGAGGCCGGGGGCCAGGGAGGTGGTCAGGATGGTGCGCAGACCGTTGGTGTTGAGCAGGTCGAAGAATCCGGCAGTGAGCTTGGCCACGTCGTCTTCATACTCCCGGCTCAGCAGCGTCATCCGGTACCGCTCCTGCGGGAAAGACAGGTCTTCAGCCAGGTAGCGCCGGAAGGTGATGATGAAGCGGTCGCCGTCTGCCTTCGCCTCCTCCACGACCTCCTGCACCTCCCCGGTCACGTTGTCCAGACCGAGGACCAGGTTCTGGAACGCGCTGTTGTCGTTCTTCGGCAAGGCCAGGTCCATGGCCATGGCCACAAACGTCAGCGTCCGGCCGTCCTCGGTGGTGCACACTCGGTCCTCCCAACCGGAGCAGTACAGGTGGGATACGGTGCCCCCCTCCTTCCTGGCTTCGATCGTGTCGACCAGCTCGCCCCTACCCGAGGCGTAACACTCCTCGATCAGGCTCATGCTTTGGGCCACTCCTTATTGATTGCGCGGTCGACAATTTCCATGCCAAACCAGAGCTCAGGTAACTGCTCCCAGCCTTCGGGAATTAAAGGTTT